ACTGGTGGCTCCTTAAAGGTCCAGGGGGCGATGGTAAAACTACACTAATGAAGGTTATCAGTTCTTTGTTAGGCGATGCAGTATTACCAGAAAGCATTGACCGTTTTAAGGGGGGCGCAGGTGGTGATAATCATGCGCTGGCGGAATTAGTGGGTAAGCTATTGGTATACGATGACGACCTTAGCCGCAATACCATATTACCAGACGGTACTCTTAAGAAGCTCTCTGAGGACGGTCAGTTAACCGCAAACCCTAAAGGGGTACAGGGCTTTAAGTTTACCAAGATATGTACTGTAGCCATGTTGAGCAATGGTTTCCCATCTACCCGTGACATATCCAGGGGTTTCCGTCGCCGGGCTATGGTCATACCCTTTAACAGGGCGTTCCATGAGAAAGGAGCTATAACTGATTTAGCTGAGCAGATTGCAGAAAAGGAAATAGCAGGGGTACTGAATACGGCGCTGGCGGGTTTACAAAGGTTAAGGGCGCGTACCAAGTTCTTGGAACCTAGTTCCTGCAAGGTAGCCAAGGAAGCATGGTTGAATGAGTCTAACCCGGTTGCCCTGTTTATTAGTGAGCGGGTAGAGCTTACGGAAGAGTATTCTGATACGGTTGAGCTGAGTGATGCTTATACCATATTCAGTGATTGGGCTATGAGTTATAACTTTAAGAAGATGGGTACAAAACAGCAGTTCCGGTCAGCCATGGAAGACATGGATATCATTTATACCACTGCAAGGTCTAACAAGAAGGTTTTCCGCTATATAAAAATTGAGGAAGAAATTGTTGATGACTTTGATTAATTTTGCAATTTACCTAACCATTGTACTCATTAGGACAAAAGGAGTTATGCGATAGGGATTTTGATAACCATTTAACCAGAGCGGTATTTTGGTGCTCTGGCAAATAAAAGTAACCATTTAACCAAATCAGGTTAAAATGGTTAAATGGTTACTAAAACAGTCAGGGGGTAATGTATATGTATTTTTTAAATTGAAATACAAAAAGCTGTAGGGTATGTATACCTAAAAAACCTAACCTTTGTACTCATTTGTTGTTTTACAAGGCTTTTTTCAAAAAGAACGTTATTTTTTGGTATCTACAAATTTTAGTAACCATTTAACCGAGGAATGGGAATTATGAGAGCTAACCACGTAATGATTGACCTGGAGACGATGGGCACAACGCCGGACAGCGCCGTGGTTTCTATTGGTGCAGTAGTGTTTGACCCCCGGTTTAACCACGTAAGCAGCAAAACATTCTACCGGGAGCTAGATTGGGGCGACCAGCGCCGTTTGATAGACCCTGAGACCCGTAAGTGGTGGTCAACCAATACCAAGGTAGCCCAAAACGCCTTAAACGGCTTAGAGGAGCTTACAGACGCTCTAACGGAACTGGCGGTTTGGCTACCAAAGGACGCGAAAGTGTGGGGTAATGGGGCGACCTTTGACATCGGTATATTGGAGAATGCCTACCGCCAGCATGGTATAGACATACCCTGGAAGTTTTGGAACGTGCGCGACTGTAGGACTGTAAAGGATATGTACGAGTCCTCTCGCGGTGGTTTCAGTAAAAAGTCCAGAGGGGTATTGCATCACGCCTTGGATGATGCTATCTTTCAGGCTCAGTATATTTGCGATATGTGGAAAGCCTTATTAGGAGAACAGAAATGAGACTGTTAGACGTATTTAGCAGATTATATGCTAAAGAAGATAAAATAATAGCTTGGTGGTCTGCTGGAGTTACCAGCGCGGTAGCTGTTAAAATGGCTATAGAGAAATATGGAATGTATAGAGTGGAACCTATATATTTTGAAATAGATTCTCACCACGAAGACAATATACGATTTAAAAAAGAATGCGAGGAATGGTATGGTATACCTATAAGAGTAGAAAGATCTTCTAAGTATAAAGACCAGTTTGATGTTATAGCTCGTACTGGTTACTTTAACGGTCCGTCAGGGGCTAGATGTACCATAGAACTTAAGAAGAATATAAGGTTCCTGATAGAATCTAAAGAAAAATACTACGGTCAGGTTTTTGGGTTTGAATTCTCTAAGAAAGAGATAAATAGAGCTATAAGGTTTTCCGAGCAGTACGATGTAAACCCACTATATCCATTGATAGAAAAGGGTATGACTAAGCCAGAATGTCTTCATTATCTTGAAAGTGCAGGGATAAGAAGACCTAGAATGTATGAACTAGGTTATCCCAACAATAACTGTATAGGTTGCGTAAAAGGAGGTATGGGTTATTGGAATAAAATAAGGAAAGACTTCCCTGAGACATTTGATAGAATGAAAAATCTAGAAGATAAGATGGGTAACTCATGTCTTAAAATACCTCTTTCTCAGTTAGAAGAAAATAGAGGAGTAGAACCTGAAATTATAATGCCCGATTGTGGTAATTTTTGCGACATAGAGTTTGAAGAATTAATAGACGATAGGTGTGATGATATTTTCGAAAATCCAAAAACTATAGAGAGACTTTATAAATGAACAAGCAAGAAAAGCTTAACGAGTTAATGCGTATAACAGGCAAGGGCAAGATGGCCTGCGATATTGTACTCAGCCTTACTGGAGGGGATATTGAGAAGTCCATTGAACGGATGAAGATAAGCTATCCTGGCTTGGAGGTTAAGAAATGATTGATAAAAAATACGTACCTACTGGCGATCCTAGAGTTAGAGACCCTCATGTCAACTGTCGTTGTGTTATGGTATTTATCCAAGAGGAGCCTAAACAATTAGACCTGTTTGGTGAGATTCATGCAGCCGGTATGTCTTTTGAAGAACTCATGCAAAAGGTGAAGAAATGATGGATGAAATAGTCTTTAAGCAGATATTGGCCGGGGCAATGGAATCGGTAAGCCATGCAATCAAAACGCAAGACCCTGAAGTTACTATGGGATTTGCTAAGAATCTACGCGATGAGATTGAAGATGAAATATACCATAGGTGCGTAATACAAAAGCGCAAGAGTGCTAAAACCGTAACCGAGCTTCGGTCTATATCTGGTCTGGGCTTATTTGCTTGCAAACAAGCTTTGGAAGAAAGCGAATGGGACATTAACGCTGCTTTAGAACTATTAAGGAAAAGAGGCTTATGAATCTATTAACTTATGCAGCCAGGAAGTTTGAAGTACCTCTCACTCATACAGTATTTAGGAGAACTACTAAGGATACTTATGATCTAAAGAAGATTAGCTTTACAGACAACCAACTAGTAGCTACATACGGTGAGAAAGACTTTGAGTTTGAGTTTGACATTGTAATAAGGGGTATCTCATGAAAACATCAACATTACTCAAGCTGACTTGTGTGCTCATAACCATTGCAGCATTGTTCTCTAGCACTATGTTTGAGGTGTTCGGTTACGCCTTGCTAATTGTTATTACAGGCTGCTCTGGCCTCATCTGCCAAACCCTGGAGGACAAGCCAGTAGCAAACCCACCAGCGGCAACGGATTATAGTAAACAGAACTACGACGCCAAGGGGTAATTTATGGCTAAGATGATAAGTGAAATAACAGCCGGCTTGATAGTTAAAGAGATGACGCCTATAGGGTTTGTCTTAATTAATAAGGATAACCAACCTTTACTAGGCAGACCCGTCTATACCTCTTATGGGATAGCTAACAGGGTACGCATTGACTATAATTCAGACTTACGTATAAGAGCACTTTACATAGAAAAATGCGAAAGGTGAAAAAAGTCCTTGCGTCTCTCGCTAAAGCGTGTATACTTAGTTCATAGTCAAGTAACGCACCAAAACAGGAAAGCAGCAAAATGTCAAACTCAGCGCTCCTAGTAAACATCGGCCAATCCGCTTTTAATGTAGGCCAAACCGTAGACGACATTATTAGCTTGGTAGAGGGCATAAAAGGTTCTACATTTGAAGACCAAGCGGTAGCAGTAAAAGCTTATTACGAAGCTAAGAAAGCAGCGTAATATTAAGGGGTTTCGGCCCCTTCGTCTTTATCACGAAACCTCTTGTACCTTCTTCTAGTTGTGCTATACTAGTTTCAAGTTAAAGCAAACCTCCAAAACAGCAAAACAGCAAAACAGGAAACCAGTAAAATGAAAATTTCAAACCAAGATAAAATCCAAGCTAAAAAAGCTAACCTTACTAACAACGAATTTATAGCCTTTAACGGTGTTGTTAGAAAATCCCTGGAAGCCTTCGGTAACGATTTAATTAGTTTCCTACACGGAAAAAGCGTTAACGTAAGCGTACTTATGGCGGTAACTGCAACAGGTTTACCACGTTACAACAGCAAAACCAACAAAGAACAATGGGGCTGCTTAACAGAATCCCTTGTAGAAAAAGGGCTAATCCTGGTTTCTAATAAAAAGGGGTATTTTTACCTAAGCGGCAAAGGCAAAGATTTATACGGTACTTTTATAAGCTTGTAAGCATAACCCTGCTACTGCTAACCCGGTAGTGGGGTTTTTATTTGGCCGCTACTGCTAACCCGGTAGTGGGGTTTTTATTTGGCCGCTACTGCTAACCCGGTAGTGGGGTTTTTATTTGGCCGCTACTGCTAACCCGGTAGTGGGGTTTTTATTTGGCCGCTACTGCTAACCCGGTAGTGGGATTTTTATTTGGCCGCTACTGCTAACCCGGTAGTGGGATTTTTATTTGGCCGCTACTGCTAACCCGGTAGTGGGATTTTTATTTGGCCGCTACTGCTAACCCGGTAATACGCTAAACCACCAAAACAGGAAAGCAATTATGAACTTCATCACATTACATATGGTATCTAAAGTTGACGGAACTCTTCTTATGGAAGATTACGGTGGTTCAGAATTACAAGCTGCTGAGGCCTTTATGAGATCAGTTGAGTATTCCGAGTGTAAAGTTAACGGTGATATTTACCTAGCCACCATTAGCGGAAAAGCTGTTTTAAGGACAGCGGGTCATATTTAACCCTGGAGGGTTTCGGCTCTCTACTACTAAACCACCTAAACAGGAAGCCAGTTATGAGCTATGGAATTTACGACAAGAAGTCCGAGACTATTATTTTCAGCAACCTACCGGGCGAGACCACCTACGCCATTATAGGTGACTTGCTTGCAGGTAATGTAGACAAAGAGCGTTATGAGATACTGGTAACAGCGGCTGATGACACCTACCGCTCAGCCGCTACAGGTCGTCAAGTCAATGTTGAGAGGGCGCTGTAAGTAACACCCTAACAATACAGACGAACCCCGTTACTGCTAACCCGGTAACGGGGTTTTTCTTTTCCTAAAATTTACACTTCCCCTCCATTGGTTTATATTGAACCCACTTTAGCCGGGTTAATAAAGAACCATATGAAACACAAACCACTGACAATAGAAGATCTGAGGAGTCTTATTAATAAGGGGCAAGCCAAAGACCCTCTTATATTCTTGGAATCTGTTATGAATGGTGCAGACCCGAGGAAGATATCTAGTCTGTACAAACTGGTTGAAGAATTACATGAGTTCTCAGACGGTGATCCTGACCCTAGTGACTGGGCTGAAATTGTTGACATAGTGTTAAGCGAGTACAAGTATCGCCCTGTAGGACTTGGTGAGTCCATCACGGCGGCTAAAACGATGGCTGAGTATATGTATCCCAAGCGTAAGCAGGTAGACTTAAACGGTGGCTCAGGTGCTGGCGGTGATGTTAGTCAAAATCCCTTAACAGAAGAAGAAATAATAATATTCAGGGAGAAGTTTAATGACTGGTTCTGAACTATATCTCCCTGATGATATTGATCGATGGTCTTATAATGAAAGACGAATGCTAAAGTTTATGTTAGAAAATGACGGAATACAGTTCATGCGTTACTTCTTTAATCTACGCGAAGGTAATAAGATGATCCGTAACTGGCACCATTACGTGATTGAGTATGTACTGCAAGCCGTATACGACCAGAAGATATCTCGTTTAATAGTAAACATTGCGCCGGGTTATACCAAAACAGAGCAAGTCGTTTTGAACTTTATAGCGCGGGGGATATGCCTTAATCCACGGTCTAAATATATTCATACCTCTTACTCTGGCGACTTAGCACAAGAGAACTCCTCTAAGATAAAACAAACGGTACAGTCCCAAGAGTTTCAAGAGTTATGGCCTATGCAAACTCGTACTGATACTAAGGGTAAAAAGAGATGGTTTACTGAGTTAGGTGGCGGCATGATGGCAACCGCCAGCGGAGGACAGATAACCGGGTTTCGTGCAGGGCGAATGGAAGAAGGGTTTACAGGTGCGTTTATAAACGATGATCCAGTCAAGCCTGATGACGCTTATAGTAACGTAAAACGTAACGCCATTAACAACCGCTTTAACAATACAATGCGGTCACGGTTAGCAGTAGAGACCGTCCCCATGATCAACATTATGCAGCGTATACACGAAGACGACCTTACCGGGTTTCTGCTTAAAGGCGGTTCGGGTGACTATTGGCACCATCTCGTGATCCCCACATTCCTGTCTGAGGAGGCGCTCAGCAAGCCTTACCCCAAAGACTACACCCATGGTAAAGCCATAGGCCTAAACGGCGTTCTACAGGCTCTCAACGGCGGCCCTGCTTATGATTTTTAGCGCGGGTGACATGGTGGGCTTAATACCGGAGCGCGTACCCGTTGGCGGTATGCTTTGGCCGTTCAAACATACCCTGGAGCAATACCGCATATTGGAGTCTGGCGATCCCTATACGACATCAAGCCAGATGCAGCAAAACCCCTCACCCGCTGGCGGGGGTATGTTTAAAGACCGATATTGGAAGTATTATGAAGCCGTACCAGCGGGTATGGATATGATTCGTATATATGGTGATACAGCGCAAAAGACTAAGGAACATAATGACTACAGCGTGTTCCAATGTTGGGGACGAGTACCTAATCAAGGTATTTACTTGTTAGATCAAGTTAGGGGTAAATGGGAAGCCCCTGAATTGGAATCTAAGCTGGTTGAGTTTTGGACTAAATGGAAACCTACAATATATAAACCTCTGGGAGCGACCGTTGTTAAAATAGAGGATAAGAGCTCAGGGTCATCCCTTATACAGTCCATCAAAAAGAACTATATGATACCTGTGGAGCCTATACAGCGCAACACGGACAAAGTCTTTAGGGCGATGGGTGTTGTCAAATACTTTGCCAGCGGTTATATCAACTTACCCTTAGACGTTGATTGGATGAGTGATTATAAAGAGGAGTTCCGTAAGTTTACCCCACTAATGACCCACAAACACGACGATCAAATAGACCCCACAATGGATGCGGTTGAGGACTTAATTGTATTTGAGGACATGCTGTACAGTTCTAACGCTATAGGAAATTAATAAAAGAGGGATTAATGGTTACTATGGTTACTATTATTCAGTAAGGGTAATACGTATGTAAAAGTTTTTATAAAATACAAAAAGCTGTAGGGTATAGGCAAGCGTAAAACCTAACCCTATTAATCATTAAGCCGATTTAGCAATATTGAGGACAAACCAGTGGATAAAAATACGTATGAGGAGGCCCATATAATGGACTCTGATCAAACAGCGCTAAATGACAGCTTAGAGAATTTAGTGGCTGAGCTTGGTACTAAACAAGACAAGCGTTCTCACTCAACCTTTGTAAACTCTAAGCGGCTATCTGCTGACGGTATGCAAGTTGAGTTAAACGCTCTTTATCGTACAGACTGGTTAGCCGGTAAAGTTGTAGACATTATCCCTGATGATATGACGCGGGAATGGCGTTACTTTAGCGGGGATATTGAACCCGAAACCATTGGTGCTTTGGTAGAAGAGGAAGAGCGCCTTGGTTTGGCCGAAGCATTTAACGAAGCTCATAAATGGGCAAGGCTTTATGGAACCTCGTTTATTGTTATCAATGTTGATGACGGTCAACCTGTAGACCAGCCGCTTAATATTAACCGGGTTAAGAAAGGCGGTCTAAAACATATTAAGGTTGTTGACCGTCACCGTATTGACCGGGCTGACCTGCAACCAATTGAAAACCCGTTGGATCCAAACTATGGTATGCCAAGCTATTACCGATTTGTGAATACTAACGTAAAAATACACCATAGCCGGATGATAAGGTTTGATGCGGTTAAGTTACCGTTTGATGAGTTCAAGCGTAATAACTATATGTCTGACTCCGTACTAGATCGGCTATACGAAGCCCTCATCAACTTTAATACTATTGCAGCGGGTTCCGCCAGCATGGTATATGAAACTAATGTGGATGTAATGAAGATTAAAGGGCTTATGAATTATATCCAAAGCCCGGAAGGTACAGCACTGATCCAGAAGCGGTTCACGCTGGCAAGTATGCTTAAAAGCTTTAACAATATGCTGCTACTGGATGCGGACGAGGAGTATGACAAAAAGCAGAACAGTTTTGCCAGCCTACCGGACCTCCTGTATGCCCATGCCTTGTTCCTGGCCGGTGGTAGTGACGTACCTGCTACCCGGCTGCTAGGTAGCTCTGCAAGCGGTTTAAACGCGACCGGCGAAGGGGACATGAAAAACTATTATGACGTCATACGTTCCAAGCAGTCTAAGGATTACAAACCGAAGCTGGATTTCTTTGATATTCTAATGGCGAAGAACCTTGGCATACCTGACGATGCTGACCTGGATTACCGCTTTAATTCATTGTTCCAGATGACGCCTAAAGAGCAAGCCGATACGGACTTTATTATTGCTCAGCGTGACGGTATATACCTGGACAAAGGGGTTGTTCCGGAGTACACCATAGCTAAAGAGCTAAAGCAGAACTCAACCTACACTAACTTAACTGACGAACATATTACGGAGTTAGAGGAATACGCTAATGGCTTTGAACCCGATACCAACGAGATTGAACCTGGAACTGAACAAGAAGCACAGAGCAGAGAAGAAGAAAAAAGTAAACCCGGTGAGGAATCCCAAGGGGCCGGAGGTGAAGTATCGTAAATGGTTGCAGAGTATAGCCAAACGCCTAAAGACAGATATAAACGAACAGCTTGTACCTGTACTAAAGCGGCTTCAACCAGAGTATGTAAACGATGCTTACGCTAGGACACTAGAGCAGGTGTTTGATAACCTACGGCGCAACTATAGTGATATTGGCCGTAATGCCGCTATAGTGAGCGCCGGGTTTACTGAGGACGTTAATCAGGTTAATAAGCAGCGGTTTTATAAGGCAATGGAAAACGCTATCGGGATTAACCTTAATAGCGTACTACGGAATGAAGGTTTAGAAGATATAATGTTTGCCACAACAAAAGAGAATGTGGCACTTATAAAGACAATACCTGAGGAGTATTTTAAGAAGATAGAAGGTGTTGTTTTTAGAGGTACGGTACAGGGCCGAGACGCTACCTCGATGATTAAGCAAATAGTCAAGTTAGGTTACAGTACAGAGAAAAGAGCTAGGCTTATCGCGCGCGACCAGACATCTAAATTAAACTCAGCGCTTAACCAGCAACGATCGCAGAACTTAGGTGTTGAAGAATATGTCTGGCGGACA